GCTAGAACCAACGTAGGTAAAAGTTGGGTACTTATTAAGTGTGCCGAGGCTGCTACTAGACAAGGCTTGGCTGTGGGATTATATTCAGGCGAAATGTCTGCTCGAAAAGTTGGTTATAGATTTGATACACTAGCCGGCCACATATCAAATGGGGCCCTTGTACACGGCAACGCTTCTGCTATGGGAGACTATAGAAATTTTTTACAAAAACAGTTACCTCTAGTCTATAAAAGTTCGTTTAAAGTGCTTACTCCCAATATGATAAATGGCCCCGCGGGAGTTTCTGCGCTCAGAGCTTTTATTGAAAAAGAGAATTTAGACATATTATTTGTAGATCAGCACTCCTTACTGGAAGATGATAGGGGTGCTCGAAACCCTGTGGAGAAGGCCTCTAACATATCGAGAGACCTAAAAAACCTACAGGTGATGAAACATATTCCCATTATTTGTGTTTCCCAAATGAACAGAACTAAAAATGAGGATGGTTCCGATAGAATTGATACGGTAATGTTAGCTCAGAGCGATAGAATTGCACAAGATTCCACCATAATTTTAGGTTTGTGTAGAGATAAAAAAGATGATTCTTTAATGAAAATGCAGTTGGTAAAATCTAGAGATAGTATTAATAATAAGTTTCTTTCTTATATAGTGGATTTTAATACTGGTAAGTTTATATTTGTACCCGAAGAGGAAAAAGAAGAGGGGAAAGGTGAGGGGTCAGGAGATATCTCTCAATCCGATGACTATACAGCGAATGCAGAGGTTAAATTTTAATGCCTGAATTAATTGTAGAAGGTAATATAATAAAAACACCTATCGAGAATATAATGCAGGATATAAAAAGAGATCTTGCAGGTAGAAAATTAGCCTTTATAGAACCTAGAGGAGAGGATATTAAAGTGACTTGTCCTTCACATAAAGGTGGGGCAGAGAATAAACCCTCTTGTCAAGTTTATATAGGGGAAGATGATATTATCAATTACGGGACAATGCATTGTTTTACTTGTGGCGAGAGAGGTCCTTTTTTTCATTTTGTAGCTCTTTGTTTTAATCAGAGTGACGAATGGGCCAAGGAATGGCTTATTAAAAATTATAGCGAGGGAGTGGTTAACCCTACATTACCTAAATTACCTGAAATAATTTTAAATAAAGCAAAAACCTTTAAACCACCTCGCGATTCTTCCATATTAGATACCTTTGTTTCGTGGCATCCTTATTTAGAAAAAAGAAAGATAACAAGGGAGATAGCTGAAAGATTTCATATTAAATATGACCCTAAATCACAATGTGTAGTTTTTCCTGTATACGACATATACGGAGAATTTGTAGGATTAACCCGTAGAAGCGTTAATAATAAAGTTTTTATAATAGATGAAAATTTAGATAAATCTAATATATATCTATTGAATGAAGTAATAAAAGAGCATTACAATTATTGTATTGTATGCGAGAGCCAAATAAATGCGCTCACTTGTTGGGGATATGGTATGCCCTCTGTTGCTTTGCTGGGCTGTGGCACTACAGACTTACAGATGAAAAGACTTAATAAAACAGATATTTTACATTTTATATTAATGTACGATAATGATAAATATGGAAGACTTGGTGCTGAAAGGTTTAAAAAAATGGTAGCTCCAAGTAAAATAATTACTGATATAATAATGCCTCAAGGTAAAGATGTAAATGATTTAAATAAAGATGAATTTGAGGATTTATTAAAGAAAAATAATTGTATATATATATAGAAACGCCTTAGGGTGAAATAAAATATAGAAATAAAGAATAAAAAAAAAGGAGTAAATTAAAGTTATGTCACAGTTTAATTATGAAGAGTATGAAGCAGCTAATCGCGAAAGTAGAAAAAACGGTTCTTCTAGAGAAGAATCCCAGGTAAAGTTTTTAAATGCATTGTTGAAAAACGACGGAGACTCCGTTATCGTCAGGTTTCCATATCGCAGCATGGCAGATGTTGTATTAGAATCTTGCCACTCTGTATTGTTTCCTGGTGATAAATGGAACAAGCGTGTTCGTTGTATAGAACACAATTGCCCTTTATGTAACATTGACGTTAAGATAGAGATGAGGTTTTTTGTTAAGATGTTAGTTTATACTACAGACGGTAAAGGTGGTGTAGATATTTCTGCAGCGGTTTGGGATCGCCCCGCGGCCTTTGCGGCTATTGATCTTAAGAATCTTATACAAGATTACGGCGACCTTACCGAACATTTATTTAAAATCAAAAGAAACGGTACCGGCTTAGATACCCGTTATACTCCCAGTATTGTTACTAACAAAGCGGTTTATAATCCTGAAGTTTATGTTCCATGTTTTGAAATATTAGAAGATATCGATGCTTCTAGAATATTAACCAAACCCATGAACAAATATCTCGAAGCTGTAGGCCTTATAGCACCCGCGGAAGTTGAGGAAGAAATTAAGACACCTACCGCAGGTGTTAAAGCAGGGGAAAAAGCCCCATTCACCGAAGATGTAGCTGTAAAGAAGGAGCCTATTCGCACCACAGTTGTTACAGCACCTGCTGCTGACACTGTTGGCGAAACTAGAACACCTAGGCGCTACACTTTTTAAAAATTTCCTTATATTAAACGTTAAAAATAATTGTATAATAATTCATCCGGGAGTATAGTTCCGGGTGAATTATTTTTATTAGACTCATAGTAAGGGAGATTGATGTATGTCCGCCATGGAAATAAAAAGTCTTTGGGGTGAGGAATTTAATATTGTTATTCCGAGCGAACAGGATAAAGTAAAAAAAATAACTAAAAAGGTAAAGGAAGCATTAGATTCTTCTGATGACAATGCAACCAAACAAATTAAATCTGATAAAGTATCATTAGAGGATAAGCTTATCATTATCAAGGAGAATGTTCTCAGAATATTGGGTAAGCATGCCGATAATATACTTGTAATTAGGGATGCAGAAACCTTTCATGACTATATATCTCAAGTAATTACTAAGGACAGATTAAATGTGGATACAGAAACCAATAATACTACCAATTCCTGTAACTGTAAACTTTTGGGTTTATGTCTGTATGCTCCGGGATTGAAACAGGCTTATATACCTGTTAATCATGTTGATTATAAAACAAAAGAAAAAATTTCTGGACAACTATCTGAAGATGTGATTAAAAGCGAGTTAGAGCGTGTTATAAGCGCTAATACGCGCATCATAATGCATTACGCCACTTTCGACCTACAAGTTCTTAAACATACTTGTAATATTGAATTACCTGTATATTGGGATACTATGATAGCCGCAAGACTTTTAGATGAAAACGAAAAATCTGCGGGTTTAAAACAGCAGTATATAGACAAAATTGACCCTGAGCAAGAAAAGTATAATATAAATTATCTTTTTGAAAAATTGAGATACGAGATAATTGACCCAGATGTTTTTGCATATTACGCGACTACAGATGCTTTAATGACCGATAGATTGTATGAGTGGCAGGCTAACAAATTTAAAAACCCGGATTTAGCAAAAGTTTATAAATTATTCATGAATGTTGAGATGCCTTTAGCTATTACTGTGACTAAAATGGAATATAGGGGTGTTAAAGTTAATTATGAACTTAACCGCAGATTGAGTGCTAAGTATCATAATATGCTAAGTATTTGTGATAAAAAAATAGAGGAAGAGCTTGCAGCAATGGCTCCTAAAATTAATGCTTGGAAAATGACTCCTGAAGCTAATGAAAAGCCTAAAAAATATGCTACGGCAAAAGATGAGAGTAAGCCAAAAGATAAATTAGAAAAATCTTTTCCAGAAGTGGATAAAATAACAGGAAAGCGTTATAAATTTAATAAATCTAAAGCGGAGCAGCTGCAGGATCCCATTAATCTAGCCTCACCTACACAACTAGCTATACTTTTTTATGATGTATTAAAATGCCCTCAGGTAAGTATAAAGAGTCCTCGAGGTACGGGTGAGGGTGAGATGGAGTCACTAGCTAAAGCCACTAATTTGAAAATTTGTGGTATGATAGTTGAGCGCAGAGGTATCGTCAAATTAGTATCTACCTATATCGATAATATACCTGAGTTATTAAAGCTGTGGCCCGATGGAAGACTCCGCACACATTTTAAACAGCTGGGTGCAGATACTGGACGGTTCAGTTCTGGTGGGAAGGTTAAATTCATGGGAGAGGATGATGTTGAAAAAGTAGTATCAGGAGTAAATTTGCAGAATATACCCACCCATTGTAAAGAAATTAGAATGCAATATCAAGGTGATAATATTGAAGAATTAAAAGAATTAGAATCAGATAATTCCGTAGTATTATTTAAATCTACGGAGGTGTTAGTAAATGATAAATGGGTGAGAGCTGATAAATTAAAAATAGGAGATATAATTAACTTTGATGATGGTGGAGAACCATTAGCTGTTGAATATATATGTGCAAATGAATCTGGAAGTCATTTTAGAATATTTTTTCCGGAAGATTAAAAAATATAAAGTATTAAGTATTAAAAAGTCAACTAGACAAAAAAGGAGTGTGATGTGCAATGAATAGGAAGATTAAAACACGTGTAAATTATGTACTGTGTGGATCTGACTATTCTTGAAGAGTCGGGACAAGAACCTCGACTCATCTGTGAATATAGCGGAGATCAATCAATGTTAAAGGCATATAGAGAAGGTAAAGACCTATATGCCGTTATCGCTTCATCTATGTATAATAATAGATATGAAGATAATTTAGAGTATTATCCTGAAGGAACAGAAATTATATTTAATAAAAAGAAAGTTATATGTGGTAATAAAACACATCTTAATAAAGCAGGTAAAGCAAGGCGTTTTGAAGCGAAGTCGGTATTAATTGGAATTTTATATGGCAGAGGTGCCGCATCTATTGCTGAACAAATAAACGAAAATAGAAAAGACCCTAAAAACATATGCACTAAAAATGAAGCTCAGGAAATAGTTAATAAGTTTTTTAAGGCCTACCCTGCGGTTAAAAATTGGATAACAAAGACACAGGAAGATGCTCGCAAATACGGTTATGTGGAAGATTGGTATGGCAGACGCAGAAGATTGCCCGAT